CCAGAAGCTAAATGGCGAGATGGTAAATTAAGTAATTAACAAAGGAGAAAACTATGCCTGGACACTATGGAAAAAAACCTAAAATGAAAAAAGGTAAAAAAGCAAAAGGTAGAAAGAAAAAAAAATAATGGTTGGATTTACAACTACAAAAACTTTATCGGAAATGCTTAATAAGTTTCCGATGAAGAAACGGAGAAAGAAACGTGGCAAAAAAAAGAAAAAGAAAAAAAGCACCTAAAGGCTATCATTATATGCCTGATGGTAGATTAATGAAAGATTCAGCACATGGCAAGAAGAAGCGTAGCAAAAGATAAGAAGACTAAAGTTCCAAAGAAATATCTTTCTGGATTAAAAGGAAAGAAACGTTCTTCAAGAGCAAAACTTTTAAAGAAAATGTCAGCTTTGTACAAAGCTGGTGCTACTATTCCTATGTCTATGTTTAAAGCGAGGGTAAAATAATGGCTACAAGAAAACCTTTGTCAGCAAGAGTTGTATCTATATTAAGAGCTAAAGCTAAAAATAGAAAAAATATTACATTAGGACAATTAAAAAAAGTTTATCGTAGAGGACAAGGTGCTTGGTTGTCATCAGGTAGTCGTCCTAAAATATCTATGGCTGGTTGGTCAATGGCTAGAGTAAATAGCTTTTTAAGAGGTAGCAGAAAACATGATACCGATTTAAGAAGAAAGAAAAAAAAATGAGCAAGAATCCTAAAACTACAGGCGAACATATTGTTGCTTTGTATGGGCATATTACAGGATTAAAAAAAGATATTTCAAATTTAAAAACTAATCACATCAAACATCTTCATGAAGACGTGGAAAAAATAGATTCAAAAATTGATACAGTAACAAGCTGGATAATTTATGGACTTGGAACTTTTGCAGTTGTTCTATTAGGTCAACTCCTTTACATTTTCTCTAATTAGTTGTACAAGCATTTTGTATGCCTAATAAAAAAATTTTGGTTATTTCAGATATGCATGTGCCATATCATCATAAAGATTCTATAAAATTTTTAAGTGAGATTAAAAAAGAATTTAAACCAGATACAATAATCAATATTGGCGACCTATTAGATTTTCATGCAATATCAATGCACGATCACAACCCAGATTTATATTCAGCTGGTCATGAATTAAAACAAGCTAGAATTTATGTTAAAGAATTAGAATCAATATTTCCAGAAATGGTAGAAGTAGATTCAAACCATTCTAGTTTAGTTTATAGACGTGCCTTGAAATATGGAATGAGTAAAGAATTTTTAAAAGACTATGGAGAATTTTTAGGAACAAAAAAATGGAAATGGGTAGAAGATTTAACTCTTACAATGTCAAATGGACAACGTTGTTTTTTTACACATGGTAGAAGTGCAGATGTTTTAAAAGTATCTCAAACAATGGGTATGTCAGCAGTTCAAGGACACTATCATACAAAGTTTGTAATATCGTGGTGGGCGAATCCTGATAACTTGTTCTTTGGCATGAACGTTGGGTGTTTGATCAACCAAAAAAGCATGGCTTTTAGCTATGCAAAAAACTTTAAAACTCGTTTTATTTTGGGTTGTGGTATTATCTTAAATGGTGTACCTAGATTACTCCCTATGGTATTAGATAATAAAGGAAATTGGATAAAGCAGATAGTATGAGCTCAAATAAGCTAAAAAATACCCTTTTAAAGAGCCATAGAGCCACGCAGAGCGATGTTTCAGCATTTTCCGAGCAAGTGGGTGGAGATTGGTATAAGAAGCTTAAAATACAGCCTTTGGACTATGCAATGGATAATAACCTTAACCCATGCCAAGCAAAAGTAATTAAGTATATTTCAAGATACAACATAAAACAAAAAAACATCAAAGATCAAATCAAAGATTTAGAAAAAGCTAAACACGTTATAGATATTTTAATAGAAAAAATTAAGGAGAAATAATTATGTGGTTGAATTTATTATCAATGGGTGTAAAGACAGCATCTCATATTTATCAAAATAAACAAAAAACAAAACAGTTGATGTCAGATGCTCAAATGCGACACGCAGAGCAAATGGCGAAAGGTGAGATTGAATATAAAGCGAAAGTTATTGAAAGTAATAATCAAGGCTGGAAAGACGAATTTGTCCTTGTTCTCGTATCTATTCCTATTTTGCTACTGGGTTATTCTGTTTTCTCTGACGACCCTACGATACGTGATAGAATAGATTTGTTTTTTGAATACTTTAAAAATCTTCCTTATTGGTACCAAGCTATATTCATAGGAGTAGTGTCTGCTATTTATGGTCTCAAAGGTGCTGACATTATGAGAAAGAAATAGTATACTGCTCACATGAGCAACGTAGATGCAGTTATAACAAGTTTAGAATTACAATTAGAAACACCAAATAATCCATTTGGAAGTTTTGTTGCTTTCCGATTTATTGATACCTATCCTACCTTTCCTAAAGTTCAAGAAATGGTTAGCCAAATAAAAAAAAGATCAGATGTTTCATTAGTTGATTATGAATACACTTATACAGGAATTAACGAAGATACTGATATAAAATTTTTAGAAGTTACAAGGCATTGATGTGGGGGATTTCTCCCCCAGCATTTTAGTTTCTAGTTAATTTATCTGTTGCTAATTGATTAATGGATTCTTGTTTTAAATTTTCACAATAAGAATGTCCATTTTTTTTTTTTTTTTTTTTTAAAAGGTAAGAAGCTTTTCTTTTTCTATATTCAGCTCTTACTTTTTTATATCTTTCATCAGATCGAACTTTTAATTTAGCTTGACTTACAGATAGCTTTTCATTTTCTATTTTTTCATTATGTAAAAAATCAAAAAGCTCATCAACCTGATCTTTAATTTCATCATAATCTTCTTCTGCTTTAGCAAAATTTTTATCTAAAGTATTTAGATAAACTAAAATTATTTCTGAATTAAAGACTTGTGGTCTTAACTCTATGTATTTTGCAAGCTCACTCATTAACCTAGTTCTTGTTCGTATTGCTCTGGGTTAAATTCAGTAGCATCTCCTTGCGACCACTCTCTTTCTGAATCAGGCAATTGGTCGTCCATTGGCTCTTGATTGAATTGTGGTTTAGGTTTATTGAACTGTGGATTTTGTTTTGTCTTATCGTAATAAGGAAACAATTTCCAGTCGTTAGTTTTGGCTTGATAATAACCTTTTAAAACTAAATTTTGGTTATTAAGATTAACTACTAAAATACAACCATCTTTTTTTGTAGTTGTTAATTTGGCAGTTCCGCCATTGCTACCAGATGATTTGTTCTGATAGTTATTGTACTGTGCTTTTTTATATTGCATCAGATTCTCCTTTGTTAAAGTTGTTTATACATTTCTTTAGCTTTACACATATTTAAAGCACCAAGAAAAGCATTAAACATTTGTTTATTTAATGGAAGTTCTCTAACCTCAATATTTCCTTCTTTTTTAGGTAATCTAATAATTAACCCTTTGGAAATTTTTTGTTTAGTTTCTTCCTCGTATGCTTGTCTATACGCATTTAACTGTAATGCATAGTCAAATGATATAGAGTTGCTTGTCTTAATATCTGCTAAAACAAGCTTACCTTGTCTGTCTTTCAAGATAAGGTCGAGAGTACCAGCATAATTGTATTTTTTAGAAAATATTTTTTTTTCTAATTCTACAACATCATACTTCTCATTGTGCCACCAATCAGTAAATTTATTCCAGCAATTTACAACTGCCTTATCTGATTGTGTTGGAACTTCTTTACCTTTTAGATAGTCTTCAATTAAACCATGCACAACTGTTCCAACTAAACCAGCATCTTTTTTTATGGTTTCAGTTTTATTTTTGGCATTGTCAATTATTCTTTCAATAGAAACTCTATCTATTGTTTCGCCACTATCTAGTTTATTATTAATTGCATTTTTTATTTCTCTTACAGGTGTAGCAATTAACCAGCCTACAAGCTCTGGCTTTGGAATACCATTACCGCATATTCCTGTCACACTTTCTACTTTTTTACCATCGTGATAATAAATATGTTTATCATCATCAAAGTCTAAAGTAAGACCATTTTTTAATGTATGTTTAATATACATCGTTCCTCCTAGTTAAGACGTTCAAATAATTGTAGGGCATCGTAATTATAATAATTTTGCAATGCATACAATTTTGATACATCAGTTTTTATACCTTTTTCAAACTTATATAAATCAAATATTGAAGAAAAGTATATTTTATTGTCTTCTACTACCGCTTCCGCAGTAATATCTTTTTCAAGTCTTATATTTTTAAATTTAAGACCTACTATCTGATTAAATAGCTTGGCATTGGGTTTTTTCTTAAAATCCTCTACCATACCCTTAATCATATAATTTGTTTTGATTTGTTTATTCATATTAATTAACAACTGAATGTCCTCTGTTGGTTAAACATTTTTTGTAAATTGTTGGATAGGTATATTCAGCTTTAGGCGAAAGCCATAATGTACCAGCTCTAAAGTAATAATTCCAAACATACTTGCCAGCTTCGACAAAATTATTAGTATTATCTTTAGCCAAAACCTTACAATGTTGTAAGTCATTTGTTATTTCATCTGATTTAGAATAATCAAACGTACCACTACGACCAGCCGTATCAACAACAGGCTTATATACGCAGTTTGTTACGAACAGCATTAGCAGTATCAATAATATCTTTTTCATGTTTCTCCTTTTCTAGTAAGTATTCATGTTCAGATTCAGCTTTTGATTTTGGTATTAAATCAACCCACTCATCAAAATAAGGGTGTGAATCATCACATTTCCATTTATATTTTTTAGTTAATTTATTAATCCAATTATATCTTTTTTCTTTCCAGTCCATTAATCAACCTCTAAAAATTCAACAGTTAATTTAATTTTATGATCATGATGTTGCAGATTTTCATTATAACTTTCAAGCAAAGGTATTAATTTTTTTAGTGTCATACCTTGTGAATTAAAATGAGCCTCCACTTCATGTTTTTTTTC